GTAATATAAGGACCTTGTAAAACTTGTATTGCCTGGTTGGTTACGGAGCCAGACGAGTTGGCGACAGGGTTTGCTGTTGCAGATACACCACCCACATCTGTTGCATGAACAGGTAAAAACCCAGTGATAGCAAGGGAACTCGCTATTGTGAGAAGATGCTTGTTGATGTGGTGACCGATTGGATGGTTTGGGTACGATTTATTAGAGTGTGAGTCTGAAGACCTGGTGCTACATAATGCTCCGTAAATTGGAAGGGATCCCCTGCTGCGGTGATAGTCCAATTTGGTTTGTTGCTTACGTCTAAACCAGTCCATGATGAAGTCACTCCTTGCAATGTAGTTGATTGAGCAGTACCAGTATCAGGTGTCATGCTCGTGCCATCGTGTTGTACATTTGTACCACTTACCGAATATGTCCAGCCAGTCGAGTAGTCCATCGAATTAATGGTCTCTGTCACGGTGGAAGTCGTTTCCGTCGTTTGAGTCATCGTGCCCTGAGTAAAATTAGGGACCACGGGGACGGCACTAGCAGGTGCTGCTAGACAAAGTAACAGTAAGAATGAATGTCTTCTTACCATAACTCCTTATTGGATACTGAGTTCAGTCACATGCTGTCCAGTAGCCACGGTACCAGCTCCACCAGCTGTTAGTGTCATAACACCTGCACTGGTTATAGTTCCAGCGAGTGTGTCTTTAGTACCAGCAGCAGTTGAAACTTGTGTACTGAAGTTTCCTACAGTTCCAACAGTCGGTGCTGATGTTGCAACAGCGTCGGCTTGTGTGTATGACTGAGTGAAGCTGAACGCTGCACCAGGTACATCCTGTGTTGCTGCTATAGTACCAGGATTATAAACTCCTGAAGTTATAGTACCAACTGATACTGTACTTGCTGTGTTTCCATCAGTGGTATCAACACCATTTCCTGTTACGGAAAATGAGGATCCGATCCTCTCAACCTGTGTCGCTGCAGCATTCACTTGTAATTGAATACTACTACTCAATTTATGTGTGATATCTGCCCTCACAGGAGTCGCCATAGATAATAATGTAAAGAGAAATAGTACTCTTTTCATGGTCTTTTATCCATTTATATGCTAGCCTTATTTAGCATAAGTAAATCTACGCATTATGATACAAGTCATAGACAATCTTTTGACTACTGAGCAGCATAAAAATCTCTCTCATGTTATGCTAAAGGGTGGTCTTTTGCCTTGGAAATATAATGATAGAAAGGTATCTATGGGTCAGGACAACGTGAACAATTACCAGTTCACCCATGTCTTTTACTCATTCCATTCTGTTACTGGTGATACAAGACACATAGTTTCTAAAGAAATTGATGTAGTAAAACCTCTTCTTGATAAGATAGGATTCGTAGCTTTGCATAGAGTCAAAGCAAACCTTGAACCTGTAAAGTCTGAGAGATATTATAGTGAGTGGCACCATGATGTTGCAATCAATAATAAACCTTGCACTTTCATGACTACTGGTATATACTATGTAAATACCTGTGATGGGTACACTGAATTTAGCGATGGCACAAAGGTTGACTGCATTGCCAATCGACTTGTCAGATTCTCTTCTGATATAAAGCACCGAGGTGTAAGTCAACTAAATACCAAGACCAAGTGCGTAATCAACCTAAACTATTTCACATTCTGATATGAAAATTTTCCTTGACACAGCAGACACCGCCCTGATAAGAGAGCGATTTGAGACTGGACTTATTGATGGTGTCACAACAAACCCCACACTCATCAGGAAGAGTGGTAGAAATCCTGAGGAAGTATACCAAGAGATAAGAAACATTGGTGTGCAAGACATAAGCATGGAAGTATCTGGTAGTGCATATGACATGGTAACAGAGGGTGTCAGACTTGCTAATACTTTCGGTAAAGATTGTGCTACTATCAAGGTGCCATGCACACCTGATGGTTTGAGAGCATGTAAAATGCTGAAGCAAGAACTAATCAGAGTGAACGTCACTCTTATATTTGATGCAGCACAAGCAATACTTGCAGCAAAAGCAGGTGCAGCATATGTGTCACCATTTGTAGGTAGACTAGATGATAACTCTGCAGAGGGATTGAATATTATTAATGAAATTCATGACATCTATGACATGCAGTATGTCAACGAGACAAAAATTCTTGCTGCATCTATTAGAGATGTAAAGAGTGTGTCACATGCATTCCAGATGGGTGCAGGTGTTGTTACTATGCCACCTACAGTCTTTGATAAGATGTATAACCACATCCTTACAGATAAAGGATTAGAAATTTTTGAGAATGACATAGCAGCTACCAATGCAGGTTCTACAGACAGCAGTATCTGATAAGTTATTATACCAATGTAATCAGGAGATAGATCACTATCTAAAATCTCATGAACGAGTATGGTCTTCAAGTAATACTACTTGGAGTCCTTCTTTGTATGAGGGTATAGATGGCACGTGCCTAGCAGCAACACCATCTGATATTATATTGATGAAGATAAGAGCAGCAGTAATAGATTATCTACCACCATCTAACAAGATCAATATAAACTATCACTATTGGCATAAGGGTGCAGGTATAAACTGGCACACAGATGTGGGACATATTTTTGCTGCCACATTATACCTCAATGACTGGGATAAAAGATGGGGTGGGTTGTTTTTATATAATGATAGGTGGTTGTGTCCTCAACCAGGCACTCTTGTTATCAACGACAAGTTGGAAGAACACTGTGTCACTCCTACCAACAGACCTAACAGAAGGTCTGTTCAGATATGGGGCAAATGAAATCAAAACACATAGGTTTTGCTTGGACTGATGACCACGACTTGCTATGTAAAAAACTTATATTACAACATAAGTGGAGTAGTAAATTGTATAAGACAGGTGAGTGGGTGTTTACCATATCACCTAACAACGAGCACCTCTTCTTACCACTGTTTGATATCATACAAGACACAGTAGAAAAATTATATCCTAAGATACAAATAGAGAGTAGAACTGCATGGGTATATGTGTCTAACTCACAAAGAAATCAGATGACATACCACAATCACAATGATGTCGAGAGAGATATATCTACTGTATTTTATATGAAGAAACCTGCTGATGGTGGCATATCATTTGTTGACCATGAGTACAATCCTACGGAGGGAGAGTTGATTGTATTCCCTGCCACCACAACACACATGCCTCTTGCCACAACCTCTGACGAGTATAGAATAGCAATCAATGTAAATTTGATAACATCAAATACTTACCTTGACTTCCTTGATAGATAGAGATATAATATATGCTATGGATACCCAAGCAATGACAGCAGGGAGTGGAACTCCCTCTGGCAGATCAATACAAGCACAACGTGATGCTATACCACCTCTTCAAGTGAATAAGTTGAATCTTATTTCAGATGCTCTCAAGGTGGAACTAAAACAAATTATTAATGAGGTCTTGGATGAACGAGAAAGAAAATAGACCATGGGGATGGTTCAATGTTTTACAAAGAGGTGATAAGTATTGTGTCAAAGAACTCTTTATAGAACAAGACAAAAGAATATCGCTACAGTTTCATCGGTATCGTACTGAGGATTGGGTTGTTGTAGAGGGTGATGGTATAATAACTCAAGGTAATCTTGAGACACCATGCAAAGTTGGTGACACCTTCTTCATACCAATTGAACAACGTCATCGTATCAAGGGTGGTAAGAAAGGAATAAGAATTATTGAGGTGCAAAGAGGCAAGTGTGTTGAGGATGATATAGTAAGACTGGAAGATGATTATAATAGAGTGGAGCATGCATGGGTATGAATGTAGAAGATCTTCGCAGTGGAGCACCACTGAATCCAGCAGAGTTTACACCAGAAGACCCTGCTCATTATCAACGTGGTAGCATACAGGTCTGGGATTTTATAGCAGATCAAAAATTAGATTTCTTTGCTGGCAATATAGTAAAGTATGTTTGTCGTGCAGGTCACAAGGGTGACAAACTTGAAGATCTAAAAAAAGTAAAAGCATACATTGACAAATACATAGAGTTATGTTCCTAGTTACTGGTGGTGCAGGTTTTATTGGCAGCAATTTCCTTCACTATATTTCTACTGAGACTGACCTACTAGAACCTGTTGTTGTAGTAGACAATCTTTCATATGCTGCTGATAAAAAATTCATTCCAGATACAGATCAATTTATATTTGAGTGGTGTGATATATCTAATGAGAAGAATGTAAATTACATCTTTGATAAGTATAAACCAAGAAAGATATTTCACTTTGCTGCTGAGAGTCATGTTGATAGGTCTATCAAAAACTATAGACCTTTCTTAGAATCAAATGTGGTTGGCACTATCAATTTATTGAATGCCAGTTTGAATCATGACGTAGAAAAGTTCCATCACATCTCAACTGACGAGGTGTATGGTTCACTAGAATACTGGGACAAAATATTATTCAAGGAGACGACACCGTATGACCCAAGAAATCCCTACTCGGCAAGCAAAGCAGCGTCTGACTATTTTGTCAAGTCGTGGCATAACACTTATGGTTTACCTTACCTTATTACTAACTGCAGTAACAACTATGGTCCTCATCAACATGTAGAGAAACTGATACCACTTGTCGTATCAAATGCTCTCAATGATAAGATAACGTATATGCATGGTGGTGGTGATCAGATACGTGATTGGTTGTATGTACGTGATCACTGTGCTGCAATATGGGAACTAGAGGAGCAACGTATTATCAATGATCACTTCAATATAGGTGGGTCATGTGAGAAAAAGAATAAAGATGTAACTAAAATGATATTAGATATGATGAACAAACCACATGACTTGATAGGTGTCAACGAAGGTAGACCTGGCATTGATAAACGATATGGTATGGATCATGGTAAGATAACAAATAGAATAGGTTGGACACCTACCACTGATTTTGAGGTCGGTCTTAGATCAACCGTTACACACTACATTGATTTACTTACATGAAATTTGTACCACCCACCATCTCGCTGTTCGGTAACGGATTTGTAGGCAGCAAGTTCAAAGAACTATACGACAAAGAGGTGTATGTGCAGGGAAGAGAGGATAGATGTCCTCTACTCAATGATGTGTTGTATACTATATCAACAATACACAACTACAATGTGCATGATAAGATCACATTAGATGTTGATACAAACTTGAAGGTTTTATGTGAGGTGCTTCGTTTCTGTAGGTCAGAAGGTATCACATTCAACTTTATATCATCTTGGTTTGTATATGGTAAGGGTGGTGATGTGCCTGCTAAAGAGGACTCACCATGCAATCCTACAGGATTCTATTCTATTACAAAGAAGTGTGCAGAAGATCTCATTATATCATTCGCACAGACAACAGGTATGAAGTATAGAATTCTGAGGTTGTGTAATGTTATGGGTAGTGGAGACAAGAAGGCAAGCAGAAAAAAGAATGCTATGCAGTGGATGATAAATGAATTGATAGAACACCGTGATGTCAAGATGTATGATAATGGATCACATGTACGTGATGTTATGCACGTTGGTGATGTGTGTAGAGCAATCAAACTCGTCATGGATAAGGGTGATGTAAATCAGGTGTATAATATAGGGTCAGGTAAACCCACTACAGTAAGAGAGATGATGGATATGGCAAAGCATTTTTCCAGATCTCGTGGTAAACTTATAGATATAGATCCACCAGAGTTCCACAACAATGTCCAGACACAGAATTTCTATCTGGACACGACCAAGTTGAAGTCACTTGGATTTGAGCAACAACTTACAAACGAATTTATTGTCAACGATTTATGTACTCCGTAAGCGAACAAGTAAACAATTTCATATTTACTTTAGAGAAACAAGGATATGATTTGTTTCCATTCCTACCCAACACAGACTGGAAAAAGGGTGACCCCATATTATACTCAGGTCCTTACTGGGATCATCAAGAACCTACTGCTGCTATAACAGCATTGCTTACTGGTAAGTGGTTGCCTGCAGGTGAGAATGTAAACAAGTTTGAGAGAAGATTCTCTAACTTCTTTGACATGGATTACTCTGTCATGGTGAACAGTGGATCGTCTGCTAACCTTGTAATGATAGCAGCATTGAAAAAATATTTTGATTGGAAAGATGGTGATGAGATATTAGTATGTGCATGTGGTTTTCCTACCACAATCAATCCCATCATACAGAACGGATTGAAACCTGTGTTTGTAGATATAAATGAGGATGATTTGAACTGGGATCTAGATGAGTTAGAGTCTAAGATAACAGACAGAACTGTTGCTGCATTCTCCTCACCCGTCCTTGGCAATCCCTACGACTTCGATAAGTTTCTCGACATTATTGATAGGCATGGAATTAAATACATCGCTGACAACTGTGACTCCTTGGGTAGCAAGTGGAGAGGTGAGTTGCTTACTAAACAAGCCGTCGCAGCGTCTTGTTCTTTCTACCCAGCTCATCATATCTGCACGATTGAAGGTGGAATGGTCTCCTCTAATATCGAGGAGGTGGTTCAGATCGCCAGATCGTTTGCTTGGTGGGGTCGTGGATGCTACTGTGTAGGTGCCCAGAATAAATTGCCCAACGGTGTCTGTGGACAGAGATTTGATAGATGGTTGGAAGGGTACGACAAGGATGTCGATCATAAGTATGTCTTTGGAGTCCAAGGATACAACCTCAAACCTGCCGATTTGCAAGGGGCGATTGGTCTTATACAACTGGAGAAGCAACAAGAGATACATTGTGTCCGTCGTATGAACAAAACTGCTATGAGTCAGGTCTTCTCTAAGGTCTCTGGTTGCAGGGTTGTTGAAGAGAAAGAACATGCAGAGACCTCGTGGTTTGGTGTGCCGATAATATATAAACACAAGCATCACCTAGTACAGTATCTAGAAAAACATGGAGTTCAAACAAGAAACTATTTTGCTGGTAATATTCTTATGCACCCTGCTTATCGTCATCTTGAACCTGCATCCAACTATCCCAGAGCTTCAAAAGTTTTAGATAATGTTTTCTTTTTAGGATGTTCTCCTGTAATTACGATGCCCATGCTAGACTACATATATGATATAATGGAGGACTATCAACCATCATGAAAAAATGTTTAGTGTTGGGTGCAGGTGGGTTCATAGGAAGTCACATGGTAAGGAGACTGAAGTCAGAGGGTGCTTTTGTCAGAGGTGTTGACCTAAAAGAACCAGACTTCTCTAAGTCTGCTGCTGATGAGTTTGTCACAGGTGATCTACGTGACGTTGACTTTGTTAGGAGAGTCATACAATATAAAGGAGAGCAAGGTAACTTTTATAATTCTATACCTAACTACCTTATTGAAACATTTGATGAGATATATCAGTTCGCTGCTGATATGGGTGGAGCAGGTTATATATTCACAGGTGAGCACGATGCAGAGATCATGCATAACTCAGCATCAATCAACCTAAACTTACTTGAAGAACAACGCAAGTTGAATGAATCATATGGTGACAAGTGGGATTCAAAACCACTAGCGAATAGAAACACAACAAAGATATTCTATTCTAGTTCTGCATGCATGTACCCAGAACATAATCAACTAGACCCTAACAATCCAGACTGCCGTGAAAATTCTGCATACCCTGCTAACCCTGATTCCGAATACGGATGGGAGAAACTTTTCAGTGAGAGGTTATATCTCTCTTACTATCGTAACTACGGTATTCCTGTTAGGATTGCTCGTTACCATAACATCTACGGACCAGAAGGAACGTGGTTTGGAGGAAGAGAAAAAGCACCTGCAGCAATCTGTAGAAAAGTGGCGTACGCAGGGATTGAAGATTCAATCGAAGTCTGGGGAGACGGACTACAAACAAGATCCTTCCTCTTCATCGACGAATGTATTGAAGCAACCAGACGGATCATGGACTCCGACTGTACAGAACCCCTCAACATCGGTTCCGAGGAGATGGTTACCATTGATCAATTAGTTGACATTGCTGCAAAGGTAGCAAACAAAACTATAACTAAAGATCATCTTGACGTACCACACACAGGTGTTCGTGGTCGTAACTCTAACAATGATTTGATTAGAGAAAAGTTAGGTTGGGATTATAGTATGACATTAGAAGAAGGTATAAGAAAAACATACAACTGGATCATGAGTCAGATGGCAAAAGAAATTGCTGCTGATGCTGACATCTCTGACAAAAAATATCTAGCATACGGTAACTGTAGTAAATGATTGAGTTGTCACATTGGTATGGTCGTCTAGGCAACAACATACAACAATGTGCTATAGGGACGATGATTGCTAGGAATCAAAGAAGCACATTCAAGTCAATCGATCATGAGATTATCTTCCCACACACGACATCGTTTGGCAGTAGCGATGCAACGCAGGTATCCAAGTTCTTTTATTATGAGGGGAACTATAAGGAGGTTGATGTGGAGACTTCGCAGGTCTATGAAGAGATGCGTGAGATATGTAAGGACTTTGTTCGACCACACTTAGACGTACCTAAAGTCACAGTCCCTGATGACACTGTAGTCATACACATAAGAAGTGGTGATGTATTTGATAGAGATGTAGAGAATCCAATTCACTATGTCCCAAACCCTATGAGATATTATAGAGATTTGGTTGACAGTTTTGATAATGCTATTGTGGTTACAGAGAATGACAACCATAATCCTATCGTTGATGAACTCAGAAAGAATACAAAAGTTACGGTACAATCATTGACAGTACAGGAAGACTTTGCTACATTACTAGGAGCAAAACATCTTGCTAGTTCTGGTGTAGGAACCTTTGCTATTTCTGCTGCACTATGCAGTAGGAACATAGAACATTTCTACTGCTCTGATGTACACATCACAGAGCATTTGAATTGGAGAATGCTTCTTGATACAGATGTAAAGGTACACCTTATGGAACTACCAAACTATTTGAAACCTGGTGAATGGACTAACAGTGAAGAACAAAGACAATTCATTCTCAGTTACTAAGCATAACTTTCCACCTGATGTGGTGGACTACATCGAAGAGATAACATTACAACTTCCATGGTTCTTCTTCAAGGACTGTGCTTATGGTAACTCAGCAGAAGACAGGGGTCTACCATTGCACCCATACTTTTCTCATACCTTTCTAGAAAATGGTGTCATAGGTCCTTTCTTCAATAAGATGCCATGGAATGATATAGGTAAATTTATTGGACTACCTAACAACCTTATGATACGTGCACATAATACGTTGCAGTATCCTAGACCAGAAGCAAAAGATATACCTCACAACGCACATGTAGATCAACAATTCCCACACATCGTTGGGTTGTATTATCCTAATGATTCTGATGGTGACACATACTTCTTTGACGATGATCTAAATGTTATACATAAAGAACCTGTTGAAAGAGGTAAGATGGTTGTGTTCGATGGCAGGTGGCAACACTCATCATCATCACCCACTAAAAATGTAAGATTTTCATTGAACATTAATTATGAACCTACTCCACGGACCATCAGTAGCTGACTTATGTGATTATGATTTTGGTGACCAAGCAGGTTGCCTAGGAGGTGTTGACGGAGCATTCATGGAGGATGCAAACGAGGGCAACACACACTTCCTAAAGAAGGTCAATGGTAGTAAGCACATGACACTATTCATTGACAACATAAGACTATTCAAAAGAGACATAAAATGTGGCACACCACATGATCAGGAGAGAGTCAATCATATGATGGAGACGAATGATCTTCTTCATCTGTTGGCAGA